ACGACAAGTAAAAAGATTCCCAAAAAGATAAATCCGATGGCATATGTGATTGATTGGTCCATGGTGTTTTAATTTGGTAACGGTTACTGCTTTGTTGTTTCCTGTTCTTTTTTATGATCGTTGGATTCAACGATCTCATTGAGGATACGGCCGAGGAGGCTGATCTCTTTTTGCTGGTTCTTTATCATCTCATTGATGTTGTAGTACCAGAGCATTACAGGCCTCAAGGCTAAAAATATACCGATACCGATTACGAGAAACATGATCATCATAAAAATAGGATCCGTTTGGTTTCCTGATGCGCTTTGTGAAATCATACTGTTTAGTTTTAGGTGAATACTTGATTATTGGCTAAATTATCAAAAAAGGTTCAATTGATTCTTATCGCGGCTTACCATCTCAAGCTCCACGGGTTCACCCTTGGCGATCTTGTCAAGGGTAGACAGGTTTCGGCGAATGATGAGCCAGATGCGATCTTCGCTGATAAAGAACTCATCGAGCGACAGGTCTTTCACCACATCGTCGAACCGGCGACGCCGTACTTCGGTCTCTTCATGAAACCGCATGAGCAGTTTCATGTCGCGCCGGCGGATCAGTTCGGGGTTGCGTCCGCGCCGGCGTTTTACCGCTGCCTGAGGCGAATGGTTCCTGGGGCGTTTCATGTTATACAGTTTTGTGGTCTATTTCGTAAATGATCCATTGCTTTACTGATTCTTCGAAAGGCCAGGGTGCCATGTCCATGTCCTGCAGCATCGAAATCATGGCCCAGGCCTGCGCCATGTCGAGCGACAGCCTGAGCATACGCTTGGTCGAGAGCATCTTCTTGCGTACCTTGCCTTCGTAAATCTGGTATAGCAGAAAGAATACCGCCTTATCATCGATGTGAAGTAAATCCAAATTGGCCAGGTAGCTGCTCATGATCCTGCCCAGCGCGGCAAGTTGCTCCATCGACAGGCGCAACTCTACCTTTCTCATCAGCATAGCCACCTCCATCATGCGGCCACGGGTTTGCTGATCCTCCGGTATGATCAATTGTCCCATAACGCGGCGTTTAAATAGGTTTCAGCATACTTTTTACATGTTCCGGAGGGAATGTGCGCCTCGTAGCGGGAGATGAACCTGAAGGCCCGCACCTGGTCATTTTGGCTTAATTTATTCCAGGCCGCCAGTGTCCTCTTTTTCGAGGAGCGGATCTTCTCGTCGTAACGGTTCCAAAACATCTCAAAGGTCACATCTTCCTTGATCTCGGTGAGCTTAACTGTTTTTGAATTACCGATCAGATTGCGAACCTCTTCAATCCGGCGTGGCAATTCGTCAACCAGCCAGTTAATCTGTTCGGGCGAGAGTACCGCCCTGGATGAATCGTACATCACCAGGTATCCATTGAAATCAAATGCCAATACCACCTCACCTGTAAACTTTGTACTGGTCAATATATAGGTCACCTTGTCACTCATTTCTTTGGAATTAAGATTTCTTCACTCAAGTGTTCAAACTGCTTTACCAGGCGCTGCAGCTCAGTATAGGAATAATCGTTTAACGGTTTATGAAGATACCCGTACTTAAGCATCCAGCCATTGAGCCTGTTCCAGTCAATTTCATGCTTACCAAGATCAGGATTCCAAACCACCCAGCCGATCGTGTAACAAAGTGAGAGAATCCGGCGCCTCATCTGCTGTCCCTGGTAGTCCACACCCGAGCGCGTGGGGCCGTGTGGCTGAACAATCATCTTCTCTAAATGTTTGATCAGCTCATCCGCCTCCAGGTCGCTCAGCTCGGCGCTGTTGGTTGTACGTCCGTCAGTAAAACTGCTCACCAGGTCACGACGGTACTTCTCTGTGCCGGTTTCATGAAACAGGCCATAAAGTCTGCGATGGCGTCCTACAGTGTGTCTCATCTTTTCTTTTTTAATGAACAGTAAATAAATGCAGCTGTAAAAACGATGCTTTGAACCAGGGCGTAAGGATTGATTCCGGCGCTTAACGTAATCATGAATATCGTGCAGTTTGCAAAAAGCGAAAACGAGCGTGATATATTTTAAATTGTTGTTCATCTTGCAGTAATTTTATATGTCTTTACAATACCTCACAGGATCCCTGGCAACGATTTCGTTGATCTTTGTATCAGCATCGACTTGAGTAACATACCAGCCCGTTCCAAAATGAGTCCAGCCACCACGATAATTCGCCTTTGCTATTTTCCAGCATTTTTTTCGCTCTTCATATTGCGGGCGAAGAACAGTAATGCCCTTCATCACCAATTCACTGCGTTCATACTTATTCATGATCCTGATCGTTAAAGTTTGTGAGCATACCCATAATTTCTAAGAAGGCCCGCTTTGCTGCAATCGGGGTCATTGTTTGAATGCGTTCAGCAGAAACAACGTTGATATATTCCCAGCGACAGGCGTAGTCATCTGCATCTTTTACAACCTGCGAAAGGGGGTATTGAAATTTGAACTTTCTTGAAATGACCATCATCAAATCAAATTCGATATCAAGATAGTTCTTCAGCCGGTATTTCACCGGTCGGGTCACGTCGGCGATATAGGCTTCGCTTGCATCATGCATCATGGCAGCGATTTTATCCTGACGGGTTTGCACCATGTTTTGAACAAATATGCAGTGCTCAGCAACCGAATAGAACTTCATCGTGTGACCATTCCAACGACAAAGGTTACCCAGAGCGTGGGCGATATCAACCAGATTGATTGAATCCGGATCCGGATTCAATGGGTCTATCATCTTACCCATAAATGTTCTGCATTCATTGAATCTTACTTTTTCCATCTTTTAGTTAATTTCTCGTGTGATGTTTGGCCTGGGCGTTGGCGCCGGGCAGGTCTTTTTTATTTTTTCAAGTTTTTCCTTTAGCGCAGAGGCATGATCATCAGGAACACTCCTCGCGTACTGGGTAGTTGCACAATCCTGCTTTGTTTCAATTTTCGCTGGTTTATGAACCTCTCTCCATTCGATCATATAACACCGTCTGCTGCAGAACTTTGTTTTTTGTCGCTTTGGGTGAAATAATTTGCCACATTGATGACAAAGTGAACCAAGGGCGTTTGGAACAAACTCACGTTTGCCCTTTTCGGGTGAAGCCTCTTCTTGAACGTCCAGGGGGGGGGCAAACTCCAGGGGAGTTTCTTCCCGTTCTTCCGTTAACGGCTCAGACCAGTCAACCGGATGCGATATATGTGTCACGGCTCTGATTGCTGAGGCTATCGCTGCTTTCTGATCATCACTGGTCAAGAGAGAAAAAATCTCTTTTATTTCGCCCAGGGATCCATTAATAACAAGTTGTATTTCCATGATTTGCGTATTAAAGTTCTTGAAGCGCTGGCAGGATTCGAACCTGCGGCCTCCGGGGTTATGAATCCCGGCGAGCTGGCCACTGCTCTACAGCGCATGGGTACACCGATTATAGCGCTGAAAAATTGAGCTCAATCAGTGTATAACTGCCGTCGTCTTCCCGCTCCCAAATGCGGAAGTATGTTTTTGATCCTGGTTTACGGATCCCCTCAGTGAGGATATTGATTGCCTCCTGGAATAGCGGATGAGATATCTTTGTGCGGTATTTCATGAGTTGCATAACCTTCTTAGAATCGATCTTGCCACGGCTGGTTGAAAATGCATCGATCACCAGGTCCTTCACAAACTCCATTTTTGAATCGATGTTCTCACTCAGAAAAGCGTCAAGCTTCTCCTTCGACGCCTTGATGGCCAGGTCGTCAAAGTCGATGCGCTCACTGATACTTACTTCAATCTTTATCGATCGATCGAAGTTAAACCAGGTGAAATTTCCTTTTCCGTCAGCCTTCGCCTTGTACTCCTCCATTGCTTTCCTATAGATGTTACTGCTCAGGCGCTCCATAAGGTTCTTGTAATCCTGCAGCTTTTTATTCAGCGTCCTGGCATCGCGCAATAGAATTGCGGCACTGCGTTCTTTTAACCTCAATCCGGGAGTGATGTACTCAACCGGAACGTCGGCGCCTGATTCATCTTTCCAGGACTTATCTTTGATCTTCTGTGTCATTTTAATGGTGTTTAAAGGTTTATAAATTGCTGTGTTTCGATGTTATCTTGCGTAGGATCTGATTGCCGGCAATCTCATAGGATGAATGTATTTTCTTATACACGATATCATCCGGAAACTTGTCAATGCTGCGGTGCAGTTTATCATACCGGCTTTGCAGGGCCTGACGGACATCCTTCTGATTAATGTTACCGGCATACTTGTACCAGAACATTTCGTCAACCAGGGTCCACTGCTGACGCCACCATCCCCAGAACAGAGGCTCTTTTAACCATTGTGTCAGCCAGGTTTCACTCATGCCCATTCCCTTCATGTAATCCACTGCAAAGTCGAAGATCATGGAGTTCATCTGCTCCTGGGTATACCCGGTGAGCAGCATTACCTTTGCGCGCATCTGCTCAGCGCGGGAAAGGTTTAAGGTTTTTATTGTGTCTTTCATTGCTGGTCAATATTTGGGTGTGTTAACTTAAATGCGCCCTCCTCCCAAATCATATACGGCTCTCCGCCTCCATAGCGGGACGCCGCAAATGCCTGAAATCCTTCAACCCATATTTTTACGTTTGCATCAAAGCGGATGCTGCGTGCAACGCGACCGCTGGGCTGTGATCCTTCAGCATGACTAATCAGGATGAAAAGCTTTGTGCGAAACCGGTCCTTCAGCATCTTGTAATCGGCATAGGTTAATCCGGTGTACTGAATCGAGTCGATGATAATTACATCAGGGCTCTTCTTTTTTGAAAGGCGATCGGTGAGTTCTGATATCGGCTCTTTGTCAAGAAGCGAAAACCGGCGCGACACCTCCTGCATGTTGCAATCCTCTATTGCATTGCGAAGTGACAGCGAGACCCCCTCCTCCAGGGAGTCATAAGCTACCTTCCGTCCAAAGGTGGTCAGGTATTTTGCCAGCTGCAGCGCAAATCGGGTCTTGCCATTGCCGGAGTTACCCCAAATAAGCCACGAGCCTGTTGGCTCCGGACTTCCAACGGCCGCAAACCATTCGCCCTCAAAGTCGAGGCTGCGGATCGAAGTCCGATACAGCTGGCCGATGGATATAGCGCGTTTGTATGCCATGATTAAGCTATTTTGCAGAGTTCGTCCGCGATGCGCCTGAGCGAATAGTCAGTGCGGGCAATGAGTTTCTGAATGTCAACACTGGTGCCTGCAGGTGTGTTGGCCTTGATGATCAGCGCTGCGTGAACGCTTTTGAACTGGCGCATCTCCTCACCACTGTCGGGCGAAGTTTTCTGATACCTGGATCCATACCGGGAAAATATCTCTGTATATCCAACCTTCTTGTGATCAATCGACCTGCGGATCTTCTCCTTCAGGCCATCGGCGCCCATCATATACCAGCCGCAACAGCGCTCTGTAGCATTCCAAAGGGCTTTTAATTCCAAAAATGCAGCGTAATCCAGATCTCCGGCTTCGTCAAGAATGATGAGCGGGGAGGGCAATGAGCGCAGGTAAAACACCAGATCGGCATACACATCGCTGTATTTTCCCGTATGTCCAACCCCGAATTCCTTAGCAATAAAGCGTACAAGCTTCTGGCGGGTCTTTACCTGGCTGCAGTCAACATAAATGGCGTTTTTGTTTGTGCGCACATAGGCGCGTGCAGAAAATGTCTTTCCGATGTCGGCCACGTCGCACATCAGGCGGCTGGCGGCATTCGTTTGGCAAAATTGAAGTTGATCCTGGATGAACTTGAATACAGGTGTGATGGCAATGTTCCAGACCGGTTTATTCCCGATCGGGATCTCAAGGAGTCTGGCCAGGGAGAGCCAGTTTTGATCTGAAAGAACGCGGTCCACCTCCCCGTTCTTAATGCGCGAGTACTGCGCGTTATTGATTCCAAGGCTCACGGCGAACTTAGCGTCGCTGCCAGCAAAATTATTACGTCGCTCTGCGAGTTCGGTAACAATGTGGTGTTTGATTTCTGTGTTAATCATAGCGTTTTTATTGGTTTATTAGGGTTAAAATTCATTTAAAGCTCTACGGGCCATCACCTCTGGCGACCATCTCTTCTCAAGTTCCTCAAGGTTATCCTCCGGGCGAATAGAATCCGGTATGTTGAGTATTTCCGGCTCCATCTGCGAGTAATCAATTGGAGTTACCAGCTCAATCTTACGGGTGATCTTCTGTGCAATGCCATCCTTCTCTGTTTTGAAGAAATGAGCCTGGCGCTTGGCCTGATTGGTTCGTATTTCTTCATCACGATCGGTGCGTTCCATCTTAGCCTCATTGTACCGTTCAATCTTGGTCGACCGAGTGATGAAGGTGTCGCCCTGGTAGAGATAAACCTCGTTGATGCTGCCATCGGGATCAGGAACATAGTACGCTTCGACATTATAGTTATTCGGCTTCAGCCGGGCAATGGCCCCCTGGTTATCGATGGCATATTTTTCATACATCACCTGCGCAAAGTCATTGTTACGGATTGATGTTTCGGTGCGAAGGCCCAGGTACCGGAATAGTTTATGTTTCTGTGGACGGCCAAGATCCGGATTCATGTTCTCAACCAGAACCTGCCAGCGTGTTTTGCCAGGAAACATCTTCTGATTAGGATGCGGTGAGTGGTTGAAACGATGAATGCTTTCGCGATCTTCAGTCACCAGGGTTTCAACGGCAAGACGCGGCTGTTTGTAATCTTCATCCTTGTTTTCGCTCTTGGTTTTATAGGCGCCTTTCTGATTCCACCTCCCGATGCCTACCTGGTATTTCTTTTCGTCACCGTACTTCTTTGCATGGATCTTATGCTCAGCACGCTTCGACCTGGAGAGTCCTGGAGCGCAAAACGTGACATAAGAAAACATGGCATTCAGATCCTCTGATATCTCCTTCATCAGGTGATTCTCAACTTCTACTTCACCTGGCCACATTAGATTGTGTGTGTCCAGTGTGCGGAACATTTCACGAAAACAATCCCAGACCATGCTTACTGACGGGGAGTCGGTACTGTGCACACACGATATCACGGCATCGCTCAGCACGTCAAAGGCCATGTAGGCATTCAACCACTTGCCATCCGTAGTCTTGCGACTCAGGGTGCGGTCGTCCATCGATATCTTGCTCAGGGAATACTGGGGGAGCTTCCTATGATTATATGGTGTGTTTTGGGTGATGTGATCGATGCGATTATTGCGCAACCGGTCAATGATAATGGCGTTGGCCGGGTTGTTTATAATATTCCACACCGTGGATCTGCTGATTGTGATGTAGGTGCCCTTATCGTGATCAAAGTAGTCGTCGCGATCGTACATGAGGCCGGTTTCAGCATCCACGATCATCAGGGATCCGGATAGGAACTGGAGATAATTGTCATAAACCCATGTACCGAAAGGCAGATTCTGAATGCAATAGAGGGAGATGATCAGGCGCTCAACGGAGTCGTTTGCTTTGCGGGCATTCGCGTTTTTATTGCCCTTATGTATAAGGTGAAAATAACCATGCTGGAGGTAATTCTTGAATTTGTCATGTAGGCGCAGCGGATGAGATGGTAGTGAGTGTGGGTACCTGGATGCATCCAGGGAGTTTACCGCATCTGAGATGATATCCCAAATCCCGGATGTTTTTTTGCTGAGCCGTTTATTGCGCCCTTTAAGCTCAGTATAATATTTGCCGATCGCATTCAGTATGCTGGCATTTGCATTGTATTCAACCTGCCGGTCATGTTTAATATTGGTGTCATCGTCAAAAAGAAACTCATTGAAATATTTCGATGCCTGCAGGTCAGGTTCTATAATCTCCTGCAGCCGGTTGCGCCTGGAGTATTGTTTTACATCGCCATACTTTTCAAATATCCGCTGCTTGATGTCGGTGCGAAGCTGATCGTAGTTTAAAAGAGCGTGACAACCAGGCCCCCCGCCTTTACGCACCCTTACGTGAGGAAATCTTCTACAATAACTTGCATAGGCGTCTTTACTGATCACCGGTCTCTCCTTAAAGCTATCGCTGTTTGGGTCGCCCGACGTGAGGTCTGGTTCACTGATGCAGAATATGTTATTGTAGATTTCCAAGATAGATTATTGATTTGCTTCAGATAACTGCTTACTTTTGAGATTTGATAGTTTAACCTTTAAGCATATGATAGAAATCATTTGTATTATCGTTAGCACAGTAGCTATTGTAACCACTGCCATCATTGCGATCATAAACCAAAAACTCACCGCGACAAAATCAAAACTTGAAATGGATAAAATGTCGCTTGAAATTGGAAAGATGCGCGGGTTTGATGCAGTTCCCCACATGAAGAACAGCAGACAAAGCTGTGAGATGATATATAAAAAGTCTTTTTCTTTTACCATGATGCAAATTGCTGTAATTGTGTTGTTCATCATTTTTCCTTGCGTAATTCTCATATCATATTTTTTACAACCTGTTAGATCCGGGTACATAGAACTTCTTTATTATTTTGTGATGGCATCGGGACTTATTTTTGTTTTTGGCTTACTATTCCTGAATGAACTAATGATCAGCAACAGAATTACCAAGTCATTACTTCATAAATTAATTGAATCCGCTGATTGATTCATCTGACGAAATTTTTCAACGTTCAGGCTGGCAAGAAGGACTGCAAACTTTTCTATATCTGTGTTTTTCCTTTTACCGCGACACCAATCCCCTACATAACTAATTTTATAACCTGTTTTTTCTGCAATAAAAGTCTTATCCTCCCAGGTTAAGTGGATTGCTACTACCCGTTGATCCGGATAGTCATATTTATAATCTGACGGTTTCTTATATTCAGTGCCGAGTTTAGGACGTCCCATTTTAAAATATTTGACTTTTGGTTTTTCTCGTTGTACATTTGCGTTTCATGCCGACAAATATAATACATATATATTGAGTAATGCAAGTAAATACTGAAAATATTTTAAGCATTAACAAAAGAATTATTCAATTTATTGATTATCTTAATGTTAGTAGGTATAAGTTCTCTCATAATACTGGTGTTTCTGAATCAGTATTACTAAACATATACAAAGGAAAGAATAAGCCAAGTGTGGATTTTTTAGAAAAAATACTTGATATTTATCCAGCATTAAATTCTAACTGGCTACTTACTGGAAATGGAGAAATGATCATTATTGATAAGCCTGTAGTAGAAGGAGCCTCCACTACTTTTAAACCACCTGGAATTTGTGAAATGTGCCGAGAAAAGGACGATCGCATCAAGGTCCTGAACAAACTCGTAAGCACAATGCAGCAAAACATGGATTTACTTAATGCCCGCATAAAAGACCTTGAAGGTAGAGAAAGCGGGCAAAAAAGGAAGGCAGGTTAATTTGGATGCTGCCAATAGACCGCTAATGCGTAAATAAAATTCTCACACACTATCATTGTTTAGGCAAATTCAGAGTAATCACCCGGATTACTATTGTTATCCAGATAGTTATGTAAGTTCGTTTAACTTTAATCGGTAAATATGAGGGGTATTATACCCCCTTTAATAGTCGCAAAAGGCGTGTTTTTTACAACAATTAAGGAATCATAACCCATTTTAGACACGAATATTTTACAGTTTATGACCATCCTCTTGACCATCCTCTTGACCATCCTTTCATATTTTACAATCAATTTTCATCTTTTTATTCAGTCCAGGGCATGAAAAATGGCCCAATAGAAGGGGCCAGTACCGGAGGCATGATAATACGTATTAAAATGCGCTGATGTACCTAATTACAGCCTTTTAAGTTATATTTGCAATGGGTTTTAAACCAGTATTAAATGTCAATGCAACAACACCTGGCTACCCAGGACGAAAATGAAAGCTCAATGCAACCATTTTAACAATTCGTTATGATCGGTCATTTTTGTGTTTTATTCTGTAAGCCGCATTCATGTAAGAAAAATCGGCAAAAATTATTCATTACTCTTTATACACTTTGATTTGTGCCCCTTAAAATCCATGATTTCTACCCGTGTTGAAAAAATTTTAAAAAATCCTATTTTAACCAAAGAAGACATTGTTTATCTGTTGAACACCAGAGACAAAGAGCGATTGGCTTTATTCGGGAAAGCCAGGGAAA